GACCCTAACGAAGTGCTACGCAAGTACTACTTAGACGCTGGGGTACCAGTAGAGTGAAACTGCATGGTACGCCTGCTGTACTCGCTGTACAGGCTATGCTTGGTAGGCTTCTTACGCCTATGGAAGAGCACCTAGTCAAGCAAGAGGGCTACAGTACCAAGGAATACAAGGACACTAAGGGTATTGCAACCACTGGTGTAGGACAGACCGGAGAGTTCTCTGATATGTCCTTTGATGAAGTCATGCAGGCGCAGGCAGATAAGACACGTAGACTCTTCCCCGGCTTTGATACGCTACCTGAAGAGCTGCAGAAGAATATCTTCTCTAGCGTGTACAGAGGCTCTCTATCAGGCAGTCCTAAAACTATACAGTTATTCAACTCAGGGGATCGTGCAGCAGCAGCTGATGAATTCCTTAACAACGACGAATACAGAAACCCTAAGACACCTCAAAGCATTAAGGATCGCATGCTAGCTACGGCGAATGCTATGCGAGCGAACCCCAGGGAAGGCCCGGTAAAGCTACCTGAGAACGCTGTACCTTACAGAGGAGCAGGGTTCCCTTTTGCATTACCAGAGAATGTACGTCAACAGACAGCAAGTCTAGCTAATCTAGGACAAGGGCTGGCACAGCCTACGCCACAACCTGTACCTACGCCTATAGCGCCTAGGGTACCCCTTACAGGGTTAGAACTACTCAGATCAAGAATGCCTAGCTTAGAGCAAGAGCTGGCACAGCCACAGGCTCTTGCAGCACCTGCTAGAGAGCCAGTACAGGGTACAGATGTACCGCAGTCACGGTTTGCACAGTCAGAGAAGCCCCAGCCGAACTCCGGCCTAGGTTTATCAGAGCAACTAATGCGTTACCTAGGGTACCGATGATCTGGTTAATGTTTACAATGCTAGGTCTACTGCAACAGCTTAGCTTATTGCCCAGCTCTATAGTTGCTATGCTAAGGTCATTATCTTAATATAGGAAGAAGAATGTACACTGATGCATGCGGCCCTACGTGGCTACCAACAGTAATACGTAGACCCTTGTTCGGTTGGTTCTTTGAAGCTAGCTGTAGAAAGCACGACGAAGGCTACGGTGTAGGTGGAGATGCAGCCAGAAGGAAGGTCTGCGATAAAAAGTTCCTTCAAGCTATGCTAAAGGATTCAAAGAGAAGTACCTTAACCAGAGTACCAAAGGCAGTAGTAGCTTACGCCTTTTACGCCGCCGTTAGAGTGGGTGGGTCTCTGTCATTCAATTACACAGACGGGAAATGATATGAAATTAACAGTAATGCATTGCAACAACGAGAAGGCTGTAGGTCTGTACAAGGATGGCAAGCTAGTAGCCACTTGGGATTCAGGCGACAGCTTTGATGTTGTTGACGGTATCCAGAGCCATGGCGAATCGGGTTGTGAAGTACAGGATATCCAAGGTGATTACAAGCGTGTAACTGATCTACCAGCTGAGCTCGCTAAGCCTAAGCCTGTTGAGCCTATGGTATCATCTAAAGATATCAAGCAGCCCAAGGGTAAGTAGATGGCTGAAACATACGAGAGTTTACAACCCCGTCAGCAGAAGTTCGTTGATGCTTACTTAAAGCTGGGTTGTAGACGAGAGGCATACAGGGAAGCTGGCTTCAGCGTAGAGGGCCGTGGCTGGACCTCTAACGCACGTAACCTATTCATTGCATGCGAAGGTATCATCAAGGATAGGATCGAGCTAGGCATAGGTGAAGGGGCTATCTTAGCCCTCGCCATTATTAAACAGATCATGCAGGATGAATCAGTATCCCCTGCTGTGCGTTTGAACGCAGCTAAGGACTATCTGAATCGTGCAGGATACGATGTACCAGTAGAGCAGCAGGTCGTTGTACGTGACGAGACCAAGCTCACTGACGCTGAACTGAACGCTAAGATACAAGAGCTATTAAGAACCCCAGGCTCTGGCCTCAAGGCTGTTAAATGAGCGTAGAGCTAGCTGCTCTTATCGCTGAGAAGGAGTATCGGTTAAAGTACAACAAGCTCAGCTACTGGGACCAGAACGTCTATGAATGGCAATGGGACCTAGCTAATAGCACTGACAAGTCAGCACAGATACTGGCTATGTGTGCTAACCAGATTGGTAAGACTACCACTGGAGCATGGATTACAGCTTGTCATCTCACTGGTAAGTACCCCAAGGACTGGAAGGGGTGCAAGTACGAGAAGCCCATTAAGGCGTGGGGATGCGGTATCTCTAACGAGACAACCCGAGACATCCTGCAAGCCAATCTCCTAGGTGACCCTGGGAATGCAGACGGGCAGGGTACAGGGTTCATACCCTTAACTGATATTATCAGTACAACTAGAAAGCCGCAAGTACCTAATGCAGTGCAGACTGTCTTAGTGCGGCACTACAGCCCAACGTCAGGTAAAGAGAATGGTGTATCCAGACTCGATTTCAAGGCTTATGAGCAGGGTGAACCTAAGTTCATGGGACGGCCTATGGATTGGATATGGCTTGATGAACAGCCCGATTCCGGTATATATACTCAGTGCATTACTCGGACCGTAGCTAGCAAGGGTCGTGTTATGATGACGTTCACACCAGAAGATGGTATGACACCAACCATTCACCAGTTCTTGCATGACATACAGCCGGGACAGAGACTCATCCAAGCTACATGGGATGACGCTCCGCACCTAGATGAAGAGCGCAAGGCACAGCTCTTAGCTCAGTACCCTATTAACGAAGCTAAGATGCGTACACGAGGCATACCGATATTCGGTTCAGGCTTAGTGTTCTTGGTATCACAAGATGAAATAGCCTGTGACCCGTTTGATATACCACCGCATTGGCCCCGTATATGCGGGATTGACTTCGGATGGGATCACCCCACAGCAGCTGTATGGTTTGCTTGGGATAGAGATACGGATACAGTGTACTTGTACGGAGAGTACAAGCAGAACAAGATGACTGCACAGGAGCATGCCCCTGCTATCAAGGGACCCGGACAATGGATACCCTGTGTATGGCCGCATGACGGTATGTCACATGAGAAAGGATCAGGACTAACCCTAGCAGACCAGTACCGTATGCAGGGTGTGAACATGACTATAGACCACTTCAGGAACCCACCTGCCCCCGGTAGTAAAGGCAAGGGTGATATTAAGATAGAGCCGGGTATCAATGCAATGCACCAAGCAATGCAGAACGGTCAGTTCAAAGTATTCAGTACATGCACGCAGTGGTTAGAAGAGCTAGGTTTGTATCACAGGGATGACGGTATCATTGTTAAGCTGAATGACGATCTTATGTCAGCTACCAGATACGCCTTCCAGTCAAGGAACCTGTACGCTAAGACACGTGTAGAGTCCGATTCAAATAATAAGTACGCGGGTAAAGCATTGCCTATCCGAGCCAGAGGAATAGTATGAAAGATCTAACAGACAACGAAGACCTGCTAACGGCACTGCAGCTAGAAGATGATGCAGCCATTGGTGGGCATGACGGCCAGTTGTCTGAGCGTATTGAAAAGCTGAATGACTACTATCATGGCAAGAAGTACGGTGACGAGCAAGAAGGTAAGTCACAGATCGTTACACGAGAAGTGTACGAGACTATTGAAAGCATCATGCCTTACTTGGTTAAGGTGTTCTTCAGTACAGATCAAGCAGTAGTGTTTGAACCTGAAGACGAAGATGACGTAGCTATAGCACAGCAAGAAACTGAATACGTGAACTGGGTATTCTATAAAGATAACCCCGGTTTCAAGATTGGTTATACATGGCTCAAAGACGGGCTAATGAACAAGGTTGGCTACGTTAAAGCCATCCGTGAAACCCCTGAACCTATTGTTGAAGAGTACGAGCACAAGACAGAAGAACAGGTAGCTATGCTGCTAGAGGGTCTAGGTGAAGACTTTGAAGGCGATGTAGAGTTATTCCAAGAAGATGACGGTAACGTCAGCATTAGTATTACTCGTGTAACGGGTAGAGACCGTACTGTCATCTCTAACTTACCACCTGAAGAGATCAGTGTATCAGAGGGTGACACCTGCCTGCAGACTGCACGCTATGTAAAGCATGAAGCCATGCGTAGCATCTCTGAGATCAGGGCCATGGGCTTTGATATCGAGGATGACATCTCTGATGGTGGCTCCTCTGGCATAGGGTCAATGAGCACCTTGTACCAAGACAGACATGCAGATATCTCTAGTACAATGTACACTGGAGACAACACTGTACTAGGTGCCAGCCGTGAAGTATCTCTTAAGGAAGAGTACATACGGTTCGATGGTAACGATGACGGCATCAATGAGTTATGGCAAGTCTTCCGTATAGGGGACACTATACTAGGTGCAGAGCAAGTTTCAGAGGTACAGATATACGGGTGGTCACCCATTATTGTACCGCACAGGCATGTTGGTAGTACACCTGCAGACCCTGTTATTGAAATACAAAGACTGAAGTCCAAGGTACTGCGTAATCTACTTGATAACCAAGAGCGCCTGAACAATGGCCGATTTGGTGTAGTGGATGGGCAAGTAAACCTGGATGACCTCATGGAGGGTAGCGCAGCAGGTATCGTGCGTATGAACTTCCAAGGGGCTGTAACAGCTTTACCTACGCCTCAGTTGGGTTCTTCTGCCTTTGAAGTACTAGGCTATGCAGACCAAGCAGCTGAGCGTCAGACAGGAGTGTCCGACAGAGGGCAGGGATTGGACCCTAAGCAGTTTAACTCTAACACCACCCTAGGGTCCGCTGACATTGTTATGTCCGCTGCAGAGCAGAAGCAGGAGCTCATAGCGCGTATCTTTGCAGAGACCGGCCTTAAAGATGTAATGCTGGGTATTCAACGCCTAGGTATTCAGCACGAGAAGTCAGACCGTAAGATCAGAAACAACAACGGTGAATTTGTACAGATAGACCCCAGCGAGTGGAAGAACCGCTACGATATGACTGTTACTGTAGGTATTGGTAATGGTAGTAAAAGCCAGCAGATGTACCAAATGCAGCAGATTGAGCAGACCATGCAAAGCATTGTAGGCGCTGGTGGGCTAGGTACTCTAATCAAACCAAGCAATGTATGGAACTTTGCTATGGAGAAGGTCAAGGTATCAGGCCGTAAAGATGGCGAGAAGTTCTTTACACAACCTGAGTCTGATGAACCACCTGAGCAGGGTCCTAGCATTGAAGAACAAACCCTGCAAGCAACTGTTCAGATAGAGCAGAAGAAGGCTGAGCAGCGTGACCAAGAGCTACAGATGGATGCAGCTAAGATTAAACTACAGCAAGAAGAGCTAGAGTTTGAGAAGCAGAAGCATGCTGATGAAAATGAATTCAAAATAGCGGAGCTTCAACTAGAGGCGACGCAGAACAGGGCGGTTAAAGTAGGAGAGTAAAGTGCAAGCACGGGACTTAAAAACGGATGACGAGAAAATTCAACGGGGCCAGAACGCTAAGCTCTTGATTGAATCAGATGCATTCAAAGACACAATGCAAGAGATGTACGACAGCCTGCATGCAGCCATTGATTGCCTGCCCACGGATGACAAAGATAGACTTGTCAGTATCTCAGGGCAGTTGCGTGCCATTAAGACGGTAATCTCTAAGCTGGATACATGGGTACAGGAAAGCCGGAGGTTAGCAAATGTCAGAGCACACTGAGCGCACTGAGCCAATGCTAGAGCTAACTAAAGACTTTGCTATAGCCCTCTTAGAGGAGCTAAGCTATAGGCCGTACCGTGATGTACAGCCCTTGTTCCTTACACTAGCTAACTTAATTAACCAGCTGCCGGAGACTAAAGAAGCTCCTAAGCCCTTTGAACCAGAGATATATATGGGGAATCAGTAATGGAAACTAACAACGATCAACCTGTCTTTTCAGGAATCGAAGAGGCTTTGGCCTATCAGGCTGAAGACGAAAAAAAGAAATCGGACAGTGTAGCCACTACAACCGATAAAGAAGAGCCAGAGGAAGATGACTCTGTCCTAACGGACGAAACCGAAACCGAAGAACCTGAACCGGAGGACTCTGAAGAGCAACCCGAAGGTGAAGATGATGAGGAAGAGGGTACAGACAAGGAGGATGATGAAGACTTTCTGTTCTCAATAGAGGATGACCAAGGTGAGTTCAAGGTCAAGAACGTAGAGGAAGCCAAGAAGGGCTACATGCGTCAGCGCCAATTCACTAAAGTTACACAAGAAGTCGCAGCGGAACGCAAGGAACTTCAGAGCGAGAAAGCCTCTTTACTGGAAGCTAAAAGCCAGTACTTAACAGGTGTTCAAGATTTGAAGATAGCTTCAAGTGCGAAGCTAGCTGAGTTCGTTACTGTTGATTGGGAAGCACTACAGCAAGAGGACCCTGTTGCGTTCGATGAGCAAAAGAGTCGTTATGAAGCTGCTAAACTTTCTTATGAACAAGCCAATGCTGCAGAGCAACAGGTGAGTAATGAAATCCAACGCGAGACTATTGAATACGCCCAAGCGGTTAGGGCTGACGAGATGCAAAGGTTAGTAGCTGTTGTACCGGAGATCACAGAAGAAGGTAGCACCCTTCTGAAAGATGCCACTAAATCAGCCACTGAGCTTTACGGCTTCTCTCAAGATGAGTTATTCAGCATTTATGACCATCGTCAGATCAGAGCTATCATTGACGCATACCGCTACAATGAAGTTAAAGGTAAACTAAATGTTGGCAAGGCAAAAGCTAAGTCAGCTAAAACAACAATCAAGCCTAAAGGAACCGCATCTTCGCGGAAGACACAGGCTAAGAAAGCACAATCTGTGCAGGATCGGTTGAATGCACCCGGCGGAGTATCGCTGGCTGAAGCAATGAAACTGCTAGGATAGGCTACACTAGGAATTTATTATGAGCACCACATCTACAGACACATACGACCAGGTCGGTATCCGGGAAGACCTTTCCGGTATCATCTACAATGTAGAGCCTGATGCAACCCCATTCTTGAGTGGAGCACCAAAGGGTAAAGCCTCTGGCGTTAAGCACGAATGGCAAACTGACGGACTTGATGCCGTAGCAGATAACAAAGCTATTGAGGGTGCAGATGCAACCTTTGCAGCCGCTACTGCAACTGTCCGCCGTGACAACCAGTGCCAGATTTCAACAAAGACTGCCATCATCTCTGGTACTCTTGAAGCTGTTGATCGCGCTGGTCGTGACAAAGAAATGAACTACCAGATGATGAAGCGCGGTATGGAAATTAAGCGTGACATGGAGAACGCAATGGTAGGGCTGAACAACGCTAAAGTTGTAGGTTCTACTTCAGTTGCTCGTGAGCTTGCTAGTATGCAATCTTATATCGTAACCAACACGGACTTCAACGCCACTGGCGGTGCTGATCCTACTGGTGATGGTACTAATGCGCGTACTGACGGTACTCAACGTGCTTTCACTGAAGGATTGCTTGAGTCTGTTGTGGACAAGATTTTCACCAACTCTGGTGAATTTGCTGACACAGTACTGTTGGGTTCTTTCAACAAGCGTGCATTCAACGCCTTTGTTGGTCGTGCAACCACTACTGATCACAACGTAGCCGCTGGTAGTATTGTATCTGCAGCTGATGTTTACAAGAGTGACTACGGTGATCTGAAAGTGATCCCTAGCCGTTACTCTCGTTCACGCGACGCGCTCGTGTACAAGAAAGACAAGTGGTCTGTTGACTATCTCCGTAATATGACTACCAACGAGATTGCTGCAACAGGTGATGCTGAGAAGCGTCAGGTTATTGTTGAGTACACCTTGACTGCTCGTAATGAAGCATCAAGTGGTATTGTAGCTGATTTGACTACTGCGTAAATAGATAGGGGGTGGGCGACTGCCCCCTTTTCTTTCTTGTGGTTGGAACTCATTACTAGCGGATATTGAATAATGCAGTTAAGAGAAACAGAGTACGACCCATGGACAGGTGAAACCAAGAAGTGGTACTTTGATAACGACAACAACATTGTATGCGAAAGATCAGCTGACCTGTCAGCATTAATCAACAACTGCAAAGCAGAAGCTAATGAAATGCAGGGCTTCAGAGCAAAGACAGCCTTTCACAAAGTAGCAAGCATACCCCCTATCATACAAGTTAAGATCATGAAAGAGCACAACCTTGATGTGTTTACCGATGATCCTAATGAAAGAAAGCGCGTAGAGCGCATCATAGAACAAGAGTACCCTGTACTTAAGACTAATGGAGCTAAGCTCTGGAGGCCGACAAGTGGCACTAAGTAATTACAGTGAAATGGCTATAGCCGTTGATAAGTGGCTTAACCGTATAGGCGCGTCCAGTATTACTGATAACACAGAAGACTTCATTACACTAGCACAGCGTAGAATCCAGAGGGATGTACGTGTACCTCCTATGGAAGTCCTGTCAGCTGGTATTACTATCACAGCAGGGCAGTCAGTTATTCCTTCAGCTATGCTGGATGTTAAAGAGGTTGTTGCTTATAACGGTACTTGTGCATGGCCTGTTATGCGGAGCACGTATGCAGATGTCCGCAACAAGAGACTGGGTAGTTCACAGCGTACAGCCGTGTTCGACACAGTAGCTGGTAACTTCGAGTTCGGCCCTGAGCCTAGCTCTGGAGTCTCAGTGGATATAGTGTACTACCAAGAGCTGGAGTTCATATCCCCGTCAGTGGCTACTAACTGGTTCGTGTCTTATGCACCAGAGCTTATACTGTACGCAGCGCTGTACGAGGCAGCAGTCTTTATGAAGGACACAGAACAAGAAGAGAAGTACAAACAAATGTACTCAGATGCAAGAGAGCTTTTGAAGGCTCAAAAAGAGAAGGCCGAATGGTCAGGACGTTTACAAGTTAGCGCGGGGTAATTATGATTAAACCATTTACATTCACACCACTTATTGAATTCGAGTGGTTCAGAGAAGACCTGAATAAGTTAATTGGGATTTACTATCCCGGTATGACTTATAACTGTACGCTAGATGCGCGACACGACTTGCTTAGGACTAAGTGCGACGAGTGGGAAGCTGAAGGTAAGATTCAAATCATTGCACTTAAACCTAATCAAAGATTCATTACACTGGAGATTAAAGATGGCGATTCAACTTAGTATTGCTGCGCGTAACGCGCGTCTGGACGCAATAGAAACAACTGTAGGTACGCTACCAAAACTAGACTTCCGTACAGGCGCACAGGCTGCTGATTGTGCAACTGCTGACGCAGGTACAGAACTAGAGCAGATGACGTTACCGTCCGATTGGATGGGAGCAGCTGCTGCTGGTGCTAAATCCTTGGCGGGTTCTTGGACAGGTACAGGAGATGCCGCTGGTTCAGCTGGTCACTTCCGTATTAAGGATAGTACAGACACCACTTGCCACATTCAGGGTTCAATCACAGCTACTTCTGGTGGCGGTGATATGGAACTGGATAACATTGTTATTGCAGTGGGCCAGAGTATCACAGTTAATACTTTTACCCTTACAGACGGCAACGCATAAGGTAGCATAATGGCACTTCCTATTCCCGGCGACAGAGCAGCAGAAACAAGTACAACCACTGGCACTGGCACTTATACGTTAATCGGTGCAATTACTGGCTGGCGGACACTTGTTGATGCTTGCGGCTCAGGTGTTGAGGTTGATTACTTTGTAAGAGACCCTGACGTTGATGCGGATTATGAAGTGGGTAGGGGTACTATAGGGGCAGGGACGCTCACAAGGGATACTATATACACTTCCAGCAATGCTGGGGCTGCTGTTAACTGGGCGGCTGGTACTAAGGAGGTTGTTGTAACACTAACAGCTAACGCTATGGCACAGATAGATACTGCACTATCTACCTCTGCTGGGCTAGCTGCTTATGTGTCCGATGAAACGGGTACAGGTTCTCTGGTATTCGGCACACAACCTACGCTGACACATCCTGTGATGGCTTCTGAAGCTGTGCCTACACCTGCATCCGGTATGATGTACGTTGATTCCACAACTAACAAACTCAGGTGTTATGAAAAAGGCTCTTGGGTTGATGTAATGAACTTCACTGAGCAGGGTACAGGACTCATAACGGGGGGTGTGCTTAGTATAGGCACTCCTACCAGTACGTTCTCAATAACTGATGGTTCAGGGTGTGTAGTTGACCACACTACCGTCCCTAGTACACCAACAAGTACAGCTGTTTCTTGGACGGGTAAAACTAATATAACAGTAACTAACCTAGCCACAGCCCTTATTACTTTCGTAGGTATTGACGCAACAGGTACTGTGATACAGCAAACGGGTGCGTTCAGCAATGCTCAGCGTAGGGACATTATTGTACTAGGTGTTATTGTTCACGTTGATAACGCAGCTGTTAACGCTGTTAACAATGAGCAACACGCGGCTATTAACGTGGTTGCACAGGTTCACGATTTAGCAGAAGCTATCGGTTTCATTAACATATCCGGTAATACGTTTTCACAAGGCGGCACGGGTGGCCTGTACATCCAGAAGTCAGCCGGTGATGTATTCGGTATTGGGGCTAACTGGGCTAACTCTGCTAAGAACCCTAATGTACTAACACTTGCAGCAGAAGATGATATTGGCTTCCAGTACCGTACACTACTAGGGGCTAACCGTAATGACGATCCAACGGCTGAGTTAGTTATTGATCCAGATATATGGGATAACGCAGGTACTCTAACCGCCGTAGCCACAAACAGGTGGACAGCACAACGTGTGTATGTGTTCTTATCCGGTGCAGTGAAGCTACAGCCTGGTCAAGAAGAATGCTCTACCGCATCAGCTTGTATTGATGCTATCGCAACGAATTCTTTCATAACAGAGCCTAGTATCCTTGCTAACGGATTACTTCGTGGTTTCATTATTGTGCAGCAAGGTGAAACTGACCTAGCTAACGCCACCTTTATCGAAGCTGAGAAGTTCGGTAGCAGTACAGGGGCAGGGGCAGCTTCAGGCTCTGAGTTCTCTGATAGTGTATTCAGGGTTTATGATGACGCTGACTCAAGTAAGCAAGTAGCTGTACAGGCTTCTGGTATTACTACAGGTATTACAAGAACAATCACAATGCCTGACAATGATGTCAATCTTGGTACTGACTTTGAAGCAGCAGACGGCACTATTCTTAAAGACGCTGACATAGGCGTAACTGTTCAGGGGTATACAGCAGTTCTTGCGGCAACTACAGCATCTTTCTTAACAGCAGATGAAACTAAACTGGATGGCATTGAGGCTCTTGCTGACGTTACTGATACAGCGAACGTAACTGCTGCTGGCGC